GTCTACGTCTTGTGTCCCGGTGGCGACTTGGCCCTGGGCCAGGTTCTGCCGGTCAACTTCATGCGACCGGAAGAGGCCCCCTTCGGTGATCGAGCCGAGGGCTACGAGTTCGGCGAGCTGGGTGACCCACGCGGCACGGTTTGGCGGAAGCTGTTCAACGACGGCACCCTGATCGAATACGACAACCAAGCGCAGGCCGTTCGCGTCGAGACGCCTGGTTCGATCCTTGCGCACGCCTGCGGGCAGGTGATCATCAGGTCGCCATTCATTCAGCTCGACGGCACGGTTCACGTCACCGGCCAGCTGCTTTGCAGCGACACGATCACCGGCATGAAGTCAGACCTCTCTGGTCCTGACGTGCTGAAGCTGCTGGGTGATCCGATCGAACTGAACGAAGGCGGCGGCATGTTTGGCCTGGCGGCCTCTCTGATCACGACCTTCGGCCTCGGCGCTTTCAGCGAGGCGATCGGCGCCTTCGGTGACATCGGCGGATTTTTCTCCAATATCGTCGGCGACTTCGCGCCCCTGGGCGACATCGGCAGCCTGCTGGGTGGCAGTGGCCTGCTGAGCAGCATCCCGACCGACATCCTGGGCGCAGGCTTTAGCGCCCTGGGCACGGCCAACGTCCTGCCGGGCCTGTCGAACGTGCTGGGCTTTGCGACGCCGATCCTGACGGGGCAGGGCAACCCAATTCCGACCGATCCCTGGGGCATGGCGAACTTCGCCCTGGACATCGCGAACGACTTCGGTCTGCAGATTCCGGCCGCAGCGCAAGGTGCGCTCGGTGCCGCGCAGGGAGCCTTCAATGGTTTCACTGCAGTGCAGAGCTGGATCAACGGCGGAGAGCTGAACATCAACCAGCTGGTGAGCACTGCGCAGAACACCGGGCTACTGACGACCGATCAGGGTCAGCTGGCCGGCACGGTCGGCAACCTGATCAACGGATTGAACGGAGCGCAGAACGTCAACATCGCCGACGCGGTCGGAAATCTGATTCAGACGAACATTCCCAACGCAGGATCTGCCGACATCATGAACGGGCTGCGCAGCGGCCTGACAGCGATCACCGACGGCGAGCTGGCCGACACCATCTTCAGCCGCGACGACCTGGTCGAGAACTGGGACGCAATGTTTCAGGCCAACATCGACGCGGGCGACATGATCTCGAACGCGGTCAACAATGGCGATGTGAGCATCGAAGAGCTGCTCGGCATCAGCACACAGCTACAGCGAAACGGCAACGGCGCACAAGAAGGCGACGAATGCAATATCTCCACGAATTGCGGATCTTAGAATTAACAAAGGGGGGCCATAGTCATGCAGGGGATGAGCAGAGAGAGCGGGAAACCGCTCACAGGCACGCAGCACCTGCGGCAGTCGGTTGCCGACATATTGAGCACACGCAAGGGCACGCGCGTGATGCGCAGGGACTACGGCTCAAATCTGCCCGACCTTGTCGACCGGCCCATTAACAAGTCGACCCTGGCGGCAATCAGAGCCGAAACCGTCGACGCCCTGGCGAAGTGGGAACCCCGCCTACGATGTGAACGGGTACACCTCACCGAGGTCTACGACGGCCAGGTCTTGATGGACCTGACGTTCACCTACCTTCCCGACGGCCGGGAAGTAACTCTCACTGATCTGCGCGTCGGGGGTCTTCTGTGACAGTCACTGGTCTAAATCTCCCCGAGCCTCAGATCCTCGAAGAGCTGAACTTCGACGCAGTCTTCTCCCAGCTGGTCGCCGACTTTCAGCAACGTCACCCAGGGTTCGACGCTCTTCTCTACTCCGACCCCGCGATCAAGCTGCTCGAGGTCGCAGCTTATCGGGAAGTGCTGCTGCGGCAGCGGGTCAACGATGCTTTTAAGGCGACGCTGCTTGGCCTGGCTGAAGGCACTGACCTCGACAACCTGGCCGACTTCTACGACGTGGCGCGAGCTGCGGGTGAGACCGACGTCGCACTGCGTTCGCGAGTAATTGAGCGGATCAAAGGCTCGAGCACTGCAGGCGGTGCCGCTTGGTATCGCTACCAGGCTCTGACTTCTGACGACCGAGTGCGTGACGCGCTGGTGACCAGCCCAGACGCTGGCCAGGTTCAGGTCGCGATCCTGAGCGAAGAAGGTCAGCAGATCCGCCTGGCCACTGGTGCAGCACTCGACGCCCTGGGGGTCACCTATGGCGTGCCTCGGATACCTGGGCCACCTGCTGAGGCTGACGATCTCTACCGCGCCCGCATACGGCAGGCAGCCCTGGGCGATGGCGGCGAAGGTGTTGCCTCTCAAATCCTGCTGGCTCTCGTCGACCTGAAGATGCAGGCCGACGACGTCCGCGTGATCACTGACACGGTGTCGACGATCAGCTGCAACATCGTCGAGACCGACGTCGTCGCAAACATCTATCTCTACCCCGAGACGTCGTCCGCTGTTCTTGACGGTCTCGAGAATGACCTGCGCACTGCACTCGACGCCGAAGGCGGCCTCGGTTGGAACCTGTCGCGCAGCTGGCTGATCAGTCGACTACACCTGGCCGGAGTGCAGCGGGTTGAGCTGCAGACACCAGCAGCTGACATCGACATCGACAACAGCTCCGCAGTGGCCCTCGGAGACATTCAGATCACCCTTGCCGGCTATGACCGATGAGCGGATCCGACCTCCTTCCATCTAGCAGCACGCAGCTCGAGCGCGATCTATCGCTCTCGGCTGATCTGCTGCGCAGGCTCGAAGGTGGCCCGCCGAAGATCCGCACGGGCAAGCGCCTCGACATACAAGACGATGTCATCCCGTGGCTCATCCTCGAGTACGGCCTAGGCGAGCTTCTTCCATACATTCCCGACCAGCGCCAAGCAGTTCGCGAGGGCGTTAAGTGGCAGCGGGTGCGGGGCACCCCTGCAGCTGTTCGCACCGCGCTGGGCTGGATCGGCTTCGATGCACTGATCGAAGAGTCTGAAGCCGGCTCGATCCGCTGGGCAGACTTTCAGCTGGGCCTCGACCAGGCGCCCAACGGCCTGCAGTTCACCGAGAACGTGGTGCAGGTCAGCCGGCTGTCTTCGCCGGTGCGCTCGCGTCTGTTTCGCATTTATGGCGGCTGGTTTGACTTCCGCCGTTTCAAGCTCGACGACCACGGCCTGAGCACAGGCTCATGGCTTTGTGATCACACCGGGGTCTACCTCGAGCAGGATCGCGACGTGCCCTGGCCGCAGCTGTCCTTCGGTCGTGAGCTGCAGCGCACTGAGTCATTCACCCGCGACTTCACCGTCGGCACGTCGCTGCATCGCAAGCGCACTGACCTGGGCTTCTACGAAGACCGCCTGATCCTCGACTTCAACCAGCTGAGTGATCTGGTCTGGAAGCCCTTCCACATGGATGTGGCTCGGGCTGTCATTAGCCGGATGCACTTCCAGCAGTGGGGGCCAATCTGGCAGCGCACCACCGACTGGGTGCTCGGTGCATGGGATTCGACCTTCGACTGGGCGAACAAAGTCAACGCCATTCAGCCGGCCCTCAAGTTCTGCAAGGCCGGCCTATATCTCTCGGACACCGACGCGGTGCTGGGCGACACGAACGCCTGCCTGCCTGCTCGCTACGAAGAAGAGATCGGGGTCGGGACTCTGCTGCTGTCGGAGTCCGACGCCGAAACAGGCGAGGGCATTCTCTCCGAGCATCGCTCGAACGTCGTCGAGCGGGAGATCCTCGAGCGCTTCGAGCGCAACACCGACGCCGAGGCAATCCACGACGCCAGCACGCACCAGCTGGGCGCGATCACCGACAAGGCGCACCACAGCGAGAAGACGTTCTTCCATCCCTATCAAGACGTCATTCGTCTCAGCCACACCCGGCTCTCGGAATGGGTGGCACTGGTTCACCAGTACAGCAACACTCGCGCGCACACCACCGACCTCGACCAGCGCACCAACAACGTCGACGAGTGGCAGGCAACCACCCTCACCTGGGCGAGCGATCCGACTGGCACCTGGGAGACCATCGCCAGCTACTTCGAGACGCGCAGCTTCGGCGACGCATGGGATTCTCAGGAGACCTGGGAATCTGGCGAATACTTCAGCAACGCGGCCACCGACACCTGGCAGAACACCTACAGCTGGATTGCTTACCCGCAGCTCGAGCAATACTTCGAGGAAACAGTCGCCGAGCTGGATCTCTCCGAAGAGAACGTCTTCGGAGATCTCAACTATCGCCTCGGCTCAGAGTTCGGTGCGGTTCAGGAGCGGATCCACTCAACCGAGAACGCCGGCCTGGCGGTCACGCCCAACTACATCCGCAGCCTGGATCGCCTGCACAAGCGCGTTCTGGTCTACGACGACAAGTTCCGTCTGGATCTCCACCGCCTGGGCGAGTTCCCGATGCTGCTCAACGAAGCGGCATACAGCAGGCTCCACAGCTACAGCGCAGATCTGCAGCGGTACTTCCAGGACACATGGAACGACAGCTCGCCTGCATGGGACGATGCGTCCGGCCATGCCTGGTCGACGTTCCCTGGCTGGTACGACGAAGCCGACGAACTTACCTGGCAGCAGGTCTTCTCATGGGTTGACAAGCCCGAGCTGGAGCGTTATCAGAGTTTTGCAAAGGCGGCGATTGTTCTCAGCGACAGCGATCCGCTCACTTCCACAAACGCGACCCTCGGATGGGACATCGGCGACGAACGCTTCGACCGCGTCTTCGTCACAGTTCCGAGCCAATACTCCACACAAACATTCGAGACGCGGCAACACCAGCGACACGTTCAGAGCACTGCCTACTGGCTGCCTGCCGAGTCCGACTGGTCGGAAGGCATGTCGGCAGGCCCGAACCCCGTCGATTGGAACACCAGCACAGAGACATGGGAAGACGATCCCACCGTCGACAGCTGGGGGAACCTCGACTGGCTCGAAGGTGAAACGAGCGACTGGGATTCGAGCTTTATGTGGGCAACCATCAGGCGCTGGACTGTCCTGTCGGAGGTTGTTGAGTCACACCACACAACCACCTAGTCGGGGCGACGTCTACAAACTGGAGCCAATTAGGCTTGCTAGGAGTGCGTGCAATTTTGCACGCCTAAACTCAAATAGAATGCACACGGCAAAGGAGGTCATCGCCACATGGCAACCCTTGTAACGACCGGGCGCGCCGGGCTGGCCGCCTCTGTCGCTGCGCGGGACATCTATCTCGGGATCGGCGCAGGCGCCACATCCTGGGATGCGAACGGAGTCCCCCCAGAGAACATCACGTCGACCGGGCTTCTCGATCCCATCGGGTATCGAAAGAGCGCTCAGGTCGACTTCGTTCTTCCAGCGGCCCAAGGCGCCATATCTCTGCCTTCCGGCAGGTATGACGTTTCACAAACGCAGACCAATTATCTGTATCTGCGCTTCACCCTCGACTTCGCGGACGCTTCCACAGCGACAATTCGCGAGACCGGGATTTTTCTGGACACGACAACGGATCCGAACCTGCCAGCCGGGCAGATGTTCTTCGATGCCGCGACCGAAGTGACCGCAGACGGGACTCTCTATCTGCTCGAGCACGTCGCCAGCATTATCAGGACGCCTGCCACGCGGGAGACCTTCGAGTTCGTCCTGACTTTCTGAGGCTGCTGCTATGTCATTGCAAGGCTATTACAACCGGTTCGACTCCACTGACAACTTCGACAGCCTCGACTTCCGGGCATCGAAGGGTCTGCAGTCGGCCGAGCTGAACGAGATTCAGTCGATCTTCAGTGATCGGCTCACCAAGATCGCCGGCGCGATCTTCCAAGACGGCTCGATCGTTCGCGGCGGTTCCGCGATCATCGACTCGGCCACCGGTGACGTCACCATGGCCGAAGGCGCGATCTATGTGGTCGGCGCCGTGCGCGAGGTGGACACTGCCACCTTCCAGATTCCAACCACTGGCGGCCTGCAGATCGGCATCCGCGTGGTGACGTCTTCCGTCACCGAGCTGGAAGATGCTTCCCTGCGTGACCCTGCCACCGGCACCCGGAACTACCAGGAACCCGGCGCAGCTCGCACTAAGCGAACGATCAGCTGGGGCTGGTCTGGCGATGGCGGCACCGGCGACTTCTATGGCGTCTACGACGTCCTGAACGGCGCCCTGGTGCAGGCTTTCGATCCCCCGGAGCTTGACAGCGTCAAGCGCCTGGTCGCTCGTTACGACTACGACGCGAACGGTTCCTACATCGTCGAAGGCAACCGGGTCACCGCCCTGGGTAAAGACAGCACCCAGAGCAACTACCTATTCACGGTTCAGGAAGGAACCTCGAACGTCACTGGTCAAAAGATCGACAAGCCTGTGGCCACCGGCCTGAGCTATGTGATCGACCCCGACCTTCAGTCGATCGCTAACGAGCCCAAGGTCTCAACCGGCATCGGCACCCAGACGCTGACCGCAAACCGCACCCCCCTGAACGCGATTCAGGACGTGGTGATCACGGCCGAGAAAACCGTCACGATCACCCACGGTTCCTTCACTGGTGCGCTCGACGTTCTGCCTGACACCTCGGTGCTGCAGATCATCGACGTGAACCAGGGCGGCACCACCTACTCGGCGGGCAACGACTACAACCTGACCGCAGATCAGGTCGACTGGACCCCCTCCGGTGCTGAGCCTGCACCTGGCTCGACCTATGAGGTCACCTATCAGTACCTCACCAGCGTCACTCCCCAGAACATCAATCCCGACGACGGAACCTTCGAGGTCTCCGGCGCCGTGGCCAGCTCCCTGGTCTTGATTGACTACAACTGGAAGATGCCCCGCGTCGACGCGATCTCGCTCGATGCCGATGGCTACTTCCACCGGATCCGCGGCACCTCCACCGCATTCGATCCTCAGGCCCCCCTGGTTCCCGAAGACCAGCTGCAAATCGCTGAATACTTCCAGGACTGGAAGTCGACCAGCACGCCCGAAGTCGACAACAACGGCACCCGCGTCACCTCGATGCGCGAGTCGCGTCAGATGAAGCAGGCCATCGTCGACCTCTATGAACTGGTTGCTGACGAGCGCCTGCAGCGGGACATCTCTTCCCGTGAGCCCACGGCGAAGTATGGCCTGTTCACCGATCCGTTCATCGACGGCGACCTGCGCGACGCTGGCATTAGCCAGGACGCGGTGATCGTCACCGAAGAACTGCAGCTGGCTGTGAACGGTTCCCCCGTTGCTGTCAGCCAGAACAACGACAGCTTCCAGCTGCTGCCCTACACCGAGGTGCCTGCAATCACGCAGAACCTCAGCACCGGCTTCATGCTGGTGAACCCCTACGGCAACTTCGACCCGATCCCTGCGGTTGTCGAGCTGGATCCTGCTGTTGACCTCTGGGTCATCACTGACGAGCAGACCACATTCAGCTCTCAGTCGTTCACCTTCGGCCGTGGCGACCGTTCACGCACCACCGTGACCACGGTCACCAACCTGGTGTTCGAGTCCCAGGTCAACATCGAGAACCTGCGGCAGACCGTCGTTAGCTTCAACGTCGAAGGCTTCGACGCGAACGAAGCGCTCGACAACATCACATTCGACGGCATCGACCTGGGCAACCAGGGCGAGGTGGCCGACACCGCTGGCGTGGTCACCGGCACCTTCACCGTGCCCCCGGATGTTCCGGCTGGTTCCAAGGAAGTCGAATTCTTCAGCATTCAGGGCAGCTACGGCAATGCCACTTACACCGGCCAGGGCACGCTGATCACCCG